TTTGGAGATTGGTTTGAAATTCTTCTAACTTCTCATGCTCAGTATTTCTGTTTGCAAGGTTTTGGGTAATAGTTTGAATTTCAGATTCAAGATCTCGAATTTGTCTCTGGTTGAGTGATATCCGAGTATTGTTTTGAGAAATCTCATGATTGAGTTTCGTAATCTCCTTAGAAAGAACTGTGAATTGACGCTCTCGTTCCTGTTCTAACTTTATAGTCTCCTCAAGTTCTTGAAAACCTTTCTGGAGTTCCTTTGCTTTATTTTGAGCGTCTGCAATTCTATTTAACCGAAACTCTTCTTCTATAGTTTGCGTACAAGTGGGGCAGACCGTATTTTCTGTGAAAAACTTATGTTCTTTGGTAATAGCAGATACTTTCTGGGAGATTTTACCCTTAAGATTGTTAAGCTTTACTAACTTATCATCTGCACCGATTACTTCTTCCTGCTCTTTAGCATAAGCAAAAATTTGCTCTTCAGTTTTAGCATTTTCGGTCATATAAATGCCAACTTCTGCATCTAAATTGGCAATCTTATCTTTATTGGCATTTATATTGGCATTACCACGATTCTCAAGTTCTTCAATGAAGCTTTGTTGCATCTTCATCTTATCCTTAAGAGTTTCTTTCTTAAGGTCAAGAGATTTAATCTGATCTTTCTTTTCACGAATCTTATCCTTAATGAGATTATTCATCGCAGAGAAAATACGAATATCCAAAAGATCTTCAATCACTTCTCTACGATTAGAAGTAGTCAATTGCATAAACGGCACAAAAGTGCTGCTACCCAAAATTACAATTTGAGTGAAAGATTTATAGTTAACCTTAAGAATATTCTCTTCTAGAATTCTTTGATTTGCTCTATCGTCTGCTTCTTTATGCAGAGGAACACCATTTACTTCAATATCAAAAATATTTGGTTTAATACCACGACGAACAAGATAATCCCTACTATTCACAGAGAATTCAATCTCTACAAGACAATCTTTTTCGTTTGTGGTATTAACCAGTTGCGGTTTATTAATCCGCCTAAATGGTTTATTAAAAAGAACAAAAGTAAGTGCATCCAGAATTGTGGATTTACCTGCACCATTTGTTCCAATAATCAAATTTGTATGGTGTTTTTCAAAATCAACTTCTGTCCAATGGTTTCCAGTAGAGAGGAAGTTGCGCCATTTAATCTTGTGAAATACTAACATTCTTAGGAGGAATAACGATATCGTCAGGTGTGATCACAGCATACTTGTAATTATAAGTCTTACAGGTCTTTATTGCAAGCTCATCATCAACTTCTACAACTTCCATTTCAGTTTCTTCTTGATCCTCAAGCATCAAGGCATAACGAGTAGCATCATCTTCTTCCTCAAACAAAAATAAGACTTTATGACCATATTGGTCTTGAACTGCATATGCTCCGTCGTCTTTTCTGTCTTTGAGTGTAAGAAGAAACATTTATTCTACTTCGCAAGCTTGTTTATAAAGATCTTGGAATATTCCCTTGATGACATTCTTATCAAACTCAAACTCTGCCTCATCAATATATCTATTCAAAATAGAAATCGTGCTCTCTTCTTCATCAATCTCAAAATCTTCACTTTCTTGAATATCAAAGTTTTCAACAATTTTAAGTTCTTGAATACCAGCAGTATAAAGTTTATCAATAAATTTTTCAAAATCTTTTGGTTTGGATTTCTTACGGACAATCACCTTAACAATCTTATTTTCATATTCAGTTGCATCAAACAACTGATACGGAGTATCCTCATAATAAATGTGATAAAACAATTTATAAGGATTATTGATTGGAATATGAGTGAGGGTTTCCGTATCAAAGATATGAAAACCACGAGTATCATTCACATCCGTCCAATACATTTCGTAAGGATTACCCAGATAAAAAACCTTACCATTATCAGAGCGAGTATGATAATGCCCAGAAAATACTTTAGTGAATTTATCAAAAATCTTTGGATCCGTTCCGTGATCTTCCATAATCAAATTACGATTCACACGGAAACCCTGAAGTTCCAAATGACCCATTGCAACTTTTGCTTTGGACTTTTTGATTTGATTGAGAGTTTCTTCATAGTTCTCACTACAAATCCAAGGCACCATCATAATATTCAGACCGCCAACTTTAATGGTTTGTGGAGAACTATAAGTCCGAATATTGGGATAGGTCTGAAGAAGCAAACTTGGAGAATTGACGCTATTGGTATTCTTATAGTAACAGTCGTGATTACCAACAACCATATGAACCTCATAATTCCTCATAGGTTCAAATACAACTCTCTTTGCCCATTCCAAACTTTGATAATCAATTGACTTGCGACTATCAAAGGCATCACCCATATGAATGACTGCCTCTACCCCGTGCTCTTTCAAGGCAGGAAAAAAGACATTCTTATAAAAGAGTTCAAAGTGATCGTGAAGATACTTAGAACCTTTCCTCGCGCCGAAATGTGTGTCCGTCAAAATGGCGATTTTCATAATAATTTATTACTTTTGCGGATGTTTTCAGTAGCGGTCAAAATTTGTAAATTATCTGGATGATGCTTCCCACCTTTTGAAATAGGATGAATGTGATCTACGTGGTGTGGAATACCAGTTTCCTCTGTAATTCTAGCACATTCTTTGTAGATAAACAATATACGATTGTGCTCTTCTGCAGTTAATTCTGGCGTTTCACCAAATTTTTTGGATCTATATCTATATGTTTTGTTATTTGTTTTTTCTTTTGTCCTATAAGGTTTCATCAATTCTTCATTATTGAGTTTTTTAATACCTTCTTCTCTAACACATTTAACACATCCATAGGTAGAAACATATTTTTCATATGTCCCACATTTTTTACAAGGTGTTCCAGACAGATAAATTTTTTCTCCTTGTTCTTTTGCCTTTGCTCTATTTTGTTGAGAAATTTTTGGATATTGATTAGGCATAGTGCTCCATAGTGTTATTTTATTTATACACTATGGAGCGTTTAACGATTATTGCGATACTGAATGGCGTCTTTAATACTATTATAGTCGCTACTGTGCCCAGAAAGCAAGCTATCGTCAACCATCATAACCTCATCAAACCCAGTGCGTTCGATAATCTTGGTCTTAATATCTAACTGCTTCTTTTCCTTTTGAATTCTTCTCAGAAATGCATAGTGAATAATCTGAGTGAAGTAAGCAAAAGGATTCTTTGATTTCTCTGGATCAAAATTGTGAATGTATTGGACGCAGTTTTCTATTCCATCAGAGATCATATCATCCCTGAACATATAGTTAACAAAATTAGGTTTATATGATAAATGAGTCGCAATTTTTAGAAAGCATTCACCAAGATAATTTGGAATAGGAGGTTTACCATCCCAATGTTTTGCTCTATCTTCTTTAGTTGGTTTTCTATCGTATTTTTGAAGGAAAGAACTTTCAACCTTAGAACGATAAACAATCATCGCTTCTAATAATTCTCTGTTGTTTACATAATGTTCAGTCTTTTTCTTTGACATACCATTGGACTCATCTATAATTTTTCTTTATTATAGCATACTTTTTAAAGGCTTGACAAGATCTAAAATTATGAGTAGAATCGCTTTGTCGCCTTTGAAGATAAAAATCTAGCCTTCTTTAAGACCTTTAAAGAGATTTTCAAGTTTCTTGCGAGCATCTTCGACCGAGGAAATATAACCCATTTTGGGTGAGGGTTTTACCTTACCTGAAGGATTATAAACATCTATAGAATCATCTTCAATATAATTTGTATACATACTGATTAATTTTTTATCTTTAGTTTCAGTCATAGTAATAATTTTATCAAGTTTAATGATAAAAAAATCATCATCTGACATTTCTATCCAAGGTTTTACTTTAATATACATTCCATGTTGATTATGAAATGATTTCATTGTTACTGGGTTTTGCAATACAATAATAGGATCTCCATCATTTTCGTCTACCATAATCAATGATAGAATCTCTTCTCCCGATACCAGTTTAATAATTGCGTAAAACTCTTCTCCCATTAGTTCTTAAGCGGTATGTTTACAATATCATAATTAAAATTTTCTTCGTTATAAACTTTGATTCTTTCGATTAAGTGATTGAGTGTATAATTTTTTCTTGACTTATAACTGATATCATCGGCAATGTCATATAAAGTTGCCTTTACTTTGTTTTCGCCTTTTCTGAGTACTCTGCCGATAGATTGGAGATTTCTAATTCTCGACTTCGATGGTGAAGCAAACACAACGTTATGTAAGTTACGTATATTAATACCGGTAGAAAAAGTCCCATAAGATGCTACGATAATTGCGTTATTTTCTTTTTCTGTAATTTCACGAACCTTTTCTCTTTCTTCAGTATCTACACCACCATGGACAAAGAATACATGGCGTTCATCCTGAATGCTACTATTTATCAGTTCATATAAAGGTTGCCCGTGACCTTCTACTCTTGAAAATAAAATCAAAGTATTACCTTTCAGATCAAGGGCAAGGTTCTTGATAAACTTGTTTCTTTTTTCATGATTGATAATATATTGAACTTCATCTTCAAAGGTTTCAAACTTATTCGGTGGGTGTTTCAATAGAAGAATATTGATATCCAGTTTGGCAACGTGACCCTTCTGCATCAGTTCTTCTGTGCGAATAATCTTATAAGAAGGACCAAATAAACCTTCTAGAACCCACTTATGTGTTTGTGTGCCGTCCAGAGTTCCTGTAAAACCGTAACGAAATTTAGCATCAGAAAGTTTTGTCATTATAGATACTAATGACTTTGATTTAAACTGGTGTGCTTCATCTCCAACAACCACATTAAATCTTGAGAAATATTGTCGGGGAAGTTTGTAGATGGACTGCCAGGTCGTAATGATCACCTGAGAGTCCGTTTCTCTTTCTTTTCCTGCATAGATCTTGTGGCAAAATGAACCCACATCCCACCCATAATCTGCAAAGTCTTTATACATCTGCTCTACAAGGGATGTCGTCGGCACGACTATCAGAGTATTTTGTCCTTTCTCAACGTAATATCTCACAATCGAATATATCATCAACGACTTTCCAGAGGCAGTTGGAGATATCAACAACTTTCGATTATGTTTTAAAGCGTCGTATACTCCCTCAACTTGGTACTCACGGGGAGCGTACTTGCAAATAGAAGTCATATAATCTTTCACACCTTCCTTTGAAATCATTTCATTGACTTCAAAAGGAAGACCATAAAACTTATTGTTTACAAACTCATAAGTGTAGTCGTGATTCTCACAGAAACGAGTGAGTTTATCTAAAAGACCAACATAAATCTCACCAGTCTGAGTGTTGAATAGTCGTATTTTTCCATCCCAGTGTCTGTTGCGAAACTGGGGCATAAACTTAGCACCTGGTACGTCAAATGTGAACTGATCCGCAAGTTCGTAATAGACGTGTGGTTCTGCCTTTACCTGAAGATATACCTCATTCTTTTTCAATATAACCAAATGTGACATA